TTTTGCTTTCGCCATTGTCTAAAAATATTGTTAAATTAATTGTTCCGTCTGATACTTGTTGACATACAATAGATGTGCCACCGCACATACCTAAGTGAGTTAAGAACTCTATCTGTGATACGCTTAGTCTATCACCTATAGCTTTAATCTCACAAGCAATGAACTGACCATAGTTCTTATGGTAACCAATGATGTCAGGTAAACCTTTCTTACCAATGAAAGACCTTCCTTTAACTGCTAGGTTATTATTCCTCCATACTTCATAACCTAAATTATCTAAATATTCTAGCATCATCTTGGTTAAGTCACTTGCTGTCTTGTATGTCATATAAACGAAATTACACTAATTAATCGAAACGTATCATCTCGACAGTAGGTACTTTTACATATCTAATGCCTTCAACTATCTTTGTTTTACCCCACTTAAAGTGTCTTCTTGCCTTTATTCTAAGCATCTCAGCTCTTATAAAGTAGATTCTATCTTTAAGGTCATAGTTGATAGCAAAGAACTCTACTCTTGTATCTGCTATGCCACTAGGTTTACCATTATTCTCATATTCAAGCCACATGAATTTTTGCTTGAGTGCTTTTGGCTGTTGGATAACCAAGATTTTTGTGTTCCTAGCAAACAATAACAATGCCTGGTAAGTGCCGTCAGCAGCCTTAGCTTGTTCTATGTCGAACTTACGAGTATTTTTATAGTTTCTATTTAAGTCCACTTCTCTTTGGTAGTTTTAGTTTCTTAGCGTAAAAGTAAAGCGTTCTAGTTCCCATACCGATACCAACTGCAACATCTGTTATCTCATTAAATCTAGCAGTATCATACCATGCTTTAGTTACTATACGTTCTTTCATGTTCTCAATGTTAAGGTCTTCGCCTTCTATAACTTCTACCTCAATAAATTTTTGCTTCATAATTATTTATTTTAGTTATAGGTTTGGTTGTAGTATTTTTCTCCAATAATATACATATGAACATTTGTAATACTATCCATTCCATTTTGTTTACCATCTTCATAAGCATCTATTATCTGCTCTTTTTCTATATTTAATTGACTTTCGCACATATCTATTACTTCAATAGGTATATTAAATTCTAGTTGATATTCTTTTAATTCATCTAGTAATTCTTGCATTGCTGTTTTCATAGTTTTATATTTTATAATCTTCAAATGTGGTTGTTTCTCCAATAAATCTAATAGGTATGTTACCAGTCTTGCCATGTCTATTCTTCTCTACCTTAACGATAACTAGGTCATCAGGATTGTATTCTTTACCACCTATTTCTACAGGCTCTTTCATTTCGTAGTATGATGGTCGCATAAGCATAATAACAATGTCAGCGTCTTGCTCAATACTACCTGATTCTCTAAGATCAGACAACATTGGTAGTTTATCAGCTCTTTCTTCTACCTTTCTAGATAACTGCGATAAGGCAATAATAGGTACTTCCAACTCTTTGGCTAAGGCTTTAAGGCTTCTGCTTATAAAACTTACTTCCTGCTCTCGGTTTTGGTTTTGCTTACCTTGACCACTCATAAGTTGAAGATAGTCTAGGAATATTACCTTAATACCATACTTCTGCTTTAGAATAGTAGCCTTAGCTCTGAGTTGTGAGATACTGATTCCTCCAGTATCTTCTATGTAGATGGGTGCTGTGATTATCTTGTCATCGGTCTTTAAAAGTAGTTTACGTTCATAGTCATTTAAATTATTCGTTCTTAGACGTTTTAAGGGCACTTGACTCGTTATTGACTCTAACCTTTCAACAAGCTGTTCGGAGCTCATTTCGAGGCTAAAAATAGCCGTAGGAACGCTATTTAAGATAGCTAAGTGATAAACACTTGAAAGCATCATTGCTGTCTTACCTGCACCAGGTCTTGCAGCTATAATACATAGGTCAGGTTTACACCATCCTGCTATGGTTTGGTTTAACTCTTGGAATCCTGTATTAAATCCTAAAAGTTCTCCATTACTTGCTAAGTCCCTAGCAAAGTTGATAGCCATAACTACGTCAGTTATGCTTTTTTCATAGATATTGCCATATTCTTGGATAGATAATAGTTGGCTATTAAGGTCTGATAAAAGGTCTAATGACTGACTATCATTGTCTAAGCATTGATTTTCAGCTATTCTAAGTACTTTATAGGCTTCACGCTTCTTGTACATCTCAATAACAATCTCAATATGGGTATTTATGTGAGCTGTTGAAGTTACATTATCAGTTAACTTTGATAGGTAATAAGCTCCACCATTGTCTTGAATGTCCTTATCTTGGGAAAGTTTTTGAGCTACAGTTGTAAGGTCTATAGATATATTGGTATCATACATTTCCTTAATCGCATTAAAGATTTTTTGGTGCTTTAAATCGTAGAATATGTCAGTTTTTAGATGACCTATAACCAATGGGATAGTCCTTTTGTCTAAAAGCAATGCACCAAGTATGTTAGATTCAATATCTAATGCTTTTGGTAGGTTTATAGCTATCATATTGCTTCTAATTCTTTTACTATTTCAAAATATTCTTTATAGCTCATACCGCTACTTAAAGCCATTAGATGAAGTACTTTCAATGAATAGTTTTTTGCTTCCCATTTTTGATTACTTCCATATGATAAAGAATAGGAGTCCATTAATTCTTTTGCAATTTCTTTTGGTGTCATTATTTAAGTTTTATTTGTGTAGTTATTTTGTTTGTAGGTACGTTAGTAGTATTAAATTTGTAACTATTCCTTTTCCAAGTTCTTACAGTAGCTTTCCAATCTTTCATTATTCCTGAGTTAAGTTTCCATCCTCTAGCTTCGTAGTGATCACAGAAATATTCACCATCTAAAACAAAGTCTATTTCTTTAGCATAACTACTAACCTCTAAAGGCTGTGGCTTAATAAATGTCTTATTATTGTTAATTGTATTGTTGGGTAAAGATTCTTTACCATCTGAGGTAAACTTTTTTGACCCCTTAGGTAAACTTTCTTTACCAACGGTAAAGTGGTCATCAGCAATACCAAAACTCCTATAATCATCTATAGCATCCTTAAAAGTACCTGCACATCTTAGATGGTTAGTCTTTTCGTGTTTAGTTACCAATCCTTTTAAAATAAGACCCTTAATAATGTTTAAAATAGATTGCTTTGACAAGTCTAAATCATCTGCCATAGTTTCTCTACTCATGTAACACCAATGAGAATCGTTGTTTTGCATTCGTAGTATAGTGTCTAATACACAATACTCGTTACAAGATAAATGAAAAGCCTTCCTTACTGGATGAATAATCGTTGTATAAAATTGAGCCATAAAAATAAAAAAAGGGCTTCAGACTCACAGGTAATGCGACTACCTGTTTATCCTCCACCCAATAAATTCTTTGTTGTATTGTCGCATAATACATTACAAATATACTATTTATCCTTAACTATCCTAAAAATCACATCTCTTTCATTGTGCTTAAATCTACGCTTCAGCAATGGGTTAAGTGACTTCTTTATTGAGTCTTGTGTTATTCTTGTATTCCTTGCTGCATGAGCTAAAGACTTAAACAATACTTCACTTTTATCGTCAACATAAATCATCCTCACTGGTACTGAGTTCTCTAATCCTGCAATCTCCATCATATATTCTTAAATTTACTAATTATGGTTAATGTTACAAATAGCAATATTGCTAGTGGTATTGATATTACTATAAACTTTATCAACTCGTATATAAATATTAAAGTTTGTTTCATAGCTTATTCTTTTGTGTCTAATTTGTTATAAATCGCATAAGTCATGAACAATATTGCTTCTAATATTCTACCTTTTATTGCAAAATATAAAGATATTGTTGAACATACTATTGCTACTATTAATCCAAGTAATTTCATGTTTATAGTTTAAAATAACCACCCCAAGTTCCCTAATTACTATTTTGGTTTAAAATATTTAATATCTTGAGGTGGTCAAAGTTTTTATTTCTTTAAGTTAATCTTAAAGGTTGTAGTACTAATTCTAGGTGCTGGGTGTACCATTTCGCCTGATTCAGGATCAACCATAGAGGTTGGTAGTGTTCTAAGCATCTTTTCCCTTTCCTTGATAGCAAACTTCATAGACTCTAATTGGTCATTCATCTTGCTCCAAGTATAATCTTGGTCATAGATATACTTAACACCTGATTCAAACTTTGCCATTTCGCTTCCTAAGACCTCAGCCTTGCCTCCAGGATACTTACTAAGCTCATCTAGTACTAACTCCTTTAAATCAGCTCTAATGCCTTCTAAAAGCTGTACTACAGCCTCAGACTTAACGAGTAGCTCTAATGGTGATTCACCAGTCTGTGTAAAGTGATCTACTATCTGCGACTTGATTAACTCAATAGCAAATTTGTTAGGCTCAATAGAAGCAAGTTCTACTTTGGGTAATAATGTTAGGTTCATATTATTTTAGGTTTTCTTTTTTCATTTTTAATACCTTCATCAATGTTTCATCAGAGTCAAATGATTGCTTGTAAGTAAAGTAGATGTCAGTCAATTGCTTAACCTTAGTACATTTAGCTACTTCCATCATTATTTCTTCTCTAATAGGCTCTTCTTCTAAGATTTCAGCTACAACTGTTTGTACTGGCTTAGAGGTTTTTTTCGGCTCTTCATGTACAAAGTCCATCTCCTCAGCAGGTGTCGCTTCGAATCCAGCAGCTTTCATCAACCATGCTAACTGATTACGGAAAGCTTTACCTACAGCTCTAGTTTGTGCCATAGATAAGATAGCATACTCATCAAAGAATTTTTTGCTACCCTCTTTGTTCGAGCATATAGCAATACCTACTGACACTAACTTATTGTCTTGGTACGATCTAACTTCGCAAGTAGCCATGTACTTAATTTCTTTTTCACTAGATAAGTCTTGTACGCTTGTAATGATAGGGAATAAGCCTAATGAAGCTCCTGCCATCTGCCAGGCTTCTACGTTACAATAGTCCTTGCCTTTAATGTTTGATACTAAGTGTGCATCCTTTACAAAGCGTTTAAGCTCGTTAGATAAGGATAGCATAGAGTCCTTGTTTACCATTTGGTAACTAGGAGCTTGAATGTTTGTGTTAGTTGTTTGCAGTTCCATGTGTTAATTGATTTTGTTGTGTAAAAAATTGAGCCTTTCTGATAGGGTATTGTTCCCACATTTTAACTATAGCCTCCATAGTTTCAAAACTAGATTGGCTGTAGTTCATGTTGTGGATGATTTTAGCGACAAAGATTTTTTTGTCTACTTCGTTCATGTGTGCGAATGATGATAGCATAATGTTTAGTTTGATGTTAAAATATTTAGTTTTTTGTTATTGGTGTGTAGTCCTAATGTTTGTTGTACCTCTTGAAACTGAGTTTTATAAAACTTGATACATTCTATGTCATTTTGGAATGTCATTATTCCATGTATGATAGTAGTATGATCTCTGTCAAAAGCTTGACCTATCTCCTTTAACGTCATCGAAAAATAACGTCTAAAAATAAAGTAGCACATATTCCTAGCAAAAACTAATTGCTTACTTCTGTTTGGCGTAAGTACTTTTAGTCTATCAGCTTTCATGACATCACATACAGTTCTTATAACTTGCTCAAATCTTATCTCTCTGTGTTTTAGTCCTGGCATAACATAATAGCTTATTTCTGATGCTCCCATATTTGGTTTTTAAGTAGTTCTAGTTTTTTGGAATAAAAGGTTTTTATTAGCTCTGTCATCTCATAGTCATTGTTCTTAAGTCTTGTTTCAATAACGTAACGACTATAGCCCGTAATCTCCATAATCTTCTTCATGTCCCCATACCTAAAAAGGCTTCTGTAATCTGTAATTTGTAGCATTTGTTTATTTGTTTTTATAGTGATTGATATGTCTGTCTATTCCTTGAACTGCGGCATCTAATGAAGCGTAATAACTAGCTCTCCAGTAATACCATTTGCCATGTAGGATTTGGTTATCCCAAGTTATATACATCCCCTTATAGGTGTATTGTTTTGACATTCTTCCGTTACTGTTTACATAGGTAAACTCTTCTTTGATACCTTTTTTCTTTTGTTCTAGGGTTAGTTTCAACATTGGTTTTGGTTTTATTCCTCTAGTGAGGGTTTTGGATAGATTTTTGTTTCTAGGACTTCTGATGTTCTGAGTGGTAGACCTTGACTAAGCTTCTCAAAGATGGCATAAGCAACCTCTTTTTTAGTGCTGATAGTTCCACTGATAAATACACCATCTTGCTTTGTAAAGTAGATTGTGTCATTAAGTAATTGGTCTGTTTCGGCTACAAATTCAAATTTCATGTGTTGTATGTTTTATTTGTTAAGTTTTTGGTGTCTAGTAAAATAGGTTTTTGGATCACCTATCTTGACTTGGCTCATATTCCTTTCATATTCTAAAGGATGAATACAGGTTTTTGTCTGATGGTTGTAATAGGCTTGTTCGCCTTTGTCAATGATAGTGCCTGTAATACCGCACTTCATCTGATAACTGAGTGTGATTAATTCGTGCATGGGTTTTTTGTTTTGGTTGTAGAATGTAAAATTAGGAAGTTTTTGTAAATATTTAAAAGTTTTTTGTTAATATTTGTTAAGGAAATCATAAAAGATTTTTAGTCCATTGATCCGCCATTGCCCTGGCGATGCCCTGGAAAGTTTTTGATCTTAGGGTTCTACGTTCGGCAGGAGTTTTTGCATTGGCTAAAGCATCAGCATACCATTTAGGATGCGATTTACCACTCTTAAAAACAGTTCTTTCTCCTTTACCAACCATTTTAGTGGGTTCAAGCTTTGCAAGGTTTTTGAGCCATAAGCAGGTTGTTTTTGTAGCTTCATCACCAAACATATATGGCTGAATAATTTGATCGGGCTTACGGATTTTTGTTGATATAACCGACACAGGGTTCTCGATAGCTATTCGTGGGATCGGACAATCCATAAGCTTTTGTACAAAATCTAAGGCGATTTTTTGGTTCTCCCATCGTTCAAGATTTTTAGACCCATCTTTATTGTAAAGATGCCTAGCACCACTTACCGATAAATATGTACATGGAGGATGTGCGATCATAAGATCCCATCCTTGGTTAACGATCGTAAAAACATCCGCCTGTATATGCCATTCAGGATGTCCACCACTACAAGGTAGGATGTCGCAAGAAAAAGCCTCGTGACCTAAATCACGAAGCTCTTTAGTAATTGATTGGCTTTCTTCACAAGCCACTAGGATCTTTGCCATTATTTTATAAGATTTTTAGTTAGAATTTCAGTTATCTTATCTTGTACAAAAAATTCTGTTTGATCATCTGTATCAAAACAATCGTGAACAAAATCATTTTGAACTAAAAAATCTAATATCTGAATAGATATATCTGTTATCTCTTGTAACTGTTGCTCTTTGTAGACATTAGCTATCTTTTCAGCCATTACGTCAAATTTATTTATCATAAGTTTTTTTTATATGTTTAACAATGTCCTCCCCAAGTGATTTCTCCTTTAGAATTATAGACGTCAAATCTTGTTTCGTTATCTTGGTCGATTTCATTCATATTACCATCAAGACCAAATCCAAACTCAAATTCTGCTTCTGAAAGTTTTTGATCAAGTTCTTCGCTAAAATTGTCATTGTTGGCTATCCATTCATTTATATCCTGATTTGGGATATTTGAAGGTATTTCGATTGTTACTTCAGCATACTTATGGTATACCGCTCTTGTGCTGATTACTACTTTTTTCATTTTGTTTAGTTTAATTGTGTTTTAACTATGTTTATAAATTTAGCAACTGCTTTGCTATTGTCAATTTGATCAAGTTCTACTTCTTTAATCATTTTTTCACCTTTTTCTACTGATTGCCATAAGATCAAATAAGATTCACCTATTTGAATGTGGTGATTTTTTGGCAATGTGATAGATGCGTCAACCTCGTCAAAATAATCGGGTTGATCATATCCTATGGGATTGATCCCACTTCTGATAAGTTCTAGATAGATTTGCTTTAACATATTTGTAGTTTTAAATTGTGATTTTTGATATTGCTTCTTGAAATCCTCCAACAAAATCGTGTTGTCTGATTCCGTTTTGAATGTAACCGTCTAAGATTTTTGACATCTCTTTTTTAGTTACTGTTTCAGTTACCTCTACAAATAAATATGTAAAGGGTTTTGTAGGATGCGATTCAAATTTAAAGATCCTACCAACTGTATCCATATATGTGTATATGGTTTGGTTTGTTTCGGGGTTTTTTGCTTGGTTTGTTAATGACCAAGTCATTGAGGTTTTTTTCATTGTTTTGTTTTAGTTTGAATGTTTAAAAATATATAAAAGTTTTTGTCCCACCAAATTTTTGTGGGGTTTTTGTAGGGTTTTTGTCAAAGATTTTTGCCAAGGGTTTTTGGGGTTTTTTGCTAGGTTTTTGGCATATGCAACTACAAAACAGTTGCAAAGGGCAATTGTCCTGGAAATTGCATACCGATACCAATACCGATATAAATATCAATTTAACGCCTATTTTTAGGCTTATTTAGGCTATATTTTTTTATTGGCTTATCATATGATTAAATTTAAATTTAACTGTCTTATTTTGGCTTAAATTAGCTTTATCTTGCTAAATGTTCAAACCAACTTTTTTGACTTTGTAGTTCTAGTTCCTTTGCTACTTTATCCGCTATTTTTTCGAGCGTTTCAGTATAAAGATCTTTGTAAAATTGCAACAGATTTGCATCATTAGGATCATTTTCTTGCTCTAGCTTTAAAATGATCACCTTTAAATCTCTAATGTTCATTTTTGTTTGTTTTGGTTTGTTCCTTTGTAGGGTTTGAACCTATAAACCTACCAACTTAGGCAAAGGATAAAGGGAACCTATTAAAGTTCCCTTTTTTATCTACTATCTAACTACAAAACCCGATTGATCCTTTTTAGCGTCCCCTTTAGCTTTAAGCCCTACCACTACATTAACAGGATCGAAATACCTTAAGTCTGTATCGTCTCCGTTTATAACTTTGTAACCGTTCCACTTTTTTGGCAATTGATCTTGAAATACTACCGCAACATTGCCACCTAATTTTAAGATCCTTTTAGCCTCTATTTCGTTTGTTTCAGATCTAGAAAAAGTTACTTTGTAGCTAGTATTTTTATATCTAGAAATTATATTCGGGTTTTTCGTATAGTCGTAAAAAAGTAAGCTACTGTAGAAAGGATCTAAAAAATTGATCCCGCTATAACGTTCTAGTAAATATAAATGATCGACGTCGGACGTACCGTTCAAACGTATTGCAATTTTATTACCTTTCTTTATTGTCTTATCATGAATAGAAAGTATTTCGTTTGCTAGTTGAATATAAAAATTAGAACGATCGTAAGCCCAAAATTTAGTTTTGTTTATTCTAGATAGTTGGACGTTTGAGAACCTACCACGTCCCGCCGAATATAGACAGGAGGACGTGCAACCCTTAGACGCAAAAGGACAAAGGTTAAACCCGTCTAAAGTATTTGCGGGAGCTAGATAAAGAATAAAGGTTTCTAGATCGTTCTTTATTGTTTTGCTGTTTGTTGATCCTTTACTTAAAAGGTTCTTAATAGGCTTATAACTGTTTTGCGGTTTGTTTTGTAGTGTAGTTTGCATAAATAGATAATTTTATTGTTTTAGTTTTTGTATATAAATTCACTTATTTTATCGGCGTAATAACACGACGTTAATTCGTTTAAAAAATTGTTTATTTCGTATTTTTCATTAAGATCGTAATTAGCCGTTAAAATGATATGCTTATCATGATAATCTAGAGCTTCAATCTTAACAGCTGTTTGTGTGTCTTATTCATTGGTTACTTTATTGGTATGTGTGTCCGCTAAGTTAGTAAGTATTATTTAATGATTGTTAGGTCACTGAAACGGCAAGAGAAGAGGGTATATCGAGAAGACTGAGGTTGCTCATGAAGGAGATGTGGTTAAGCAGATTACAGTCAACGTAGTTAAACCGAATCAAATTGGAGATATTATGAAACAAATAGACGGAGATGAGCACAAAGCGTTACCTCAAGGTGAGATAATCAACTTTGATACGCAAACAGAGCCAGGAATGGTCGTACCTGCTTACAAGGCTGGAGAAAGTGATGAAATCCCACTTTATAACCATGATAAAGGTGAATTATTGGATATTAATGAAGACGGTAACTATGAGGAATAGCTACAATGCCTTTATTTCGCATTTTAAGGCGATTCTAGGGCTTTTAACCCTATGTGTAGTACTATGTATTCATTTAATAATTGAAAGGCTTAAATGAGGCTTAAAATAGCAAATAGAATAGACACCCCCCTACCTTCCTATAAAACCAAAAGTTTTCTAATGGAAAACACGCAACCAATTTTTTAATTTTTTTTCCTATGTCTTATGAATGTAACCACAAACATCGTCTTCGAAATCCTGCAAAACAGCCAAAAAAAAATATCGGTTATGCAAGGCGGAACAAGGTCTGGCAAAACTTACAATGTATTGACTTGGTTTATCGTGAAATTATTACAAGAGAAGGGAAAAACCCTAACCATTTGCAGA